CATTGCAAGAATTACATAACAGAATTAGAGGTTTATTCGTGGCGTGAAGATAAGGACAATACACCAGAAGACGGCAACGACCATATGATAAATTCGGTGCAATACGCATTTTTACCGTACAAATCTTTGATTGGAGGCGTTGAAAAATTAACATCTTAGACAAAATCAGACACGGACTTGTCAAGTTCTTAAAGATTGATGAAGCGACACCATTATCGCTGAAAGTCCGAGAGCAGTTAGGTTTCGAGGATAACTGCTTTAAAAACAAAATCTGGTATCGTGGCGAGGGAAATGAACTTAACACACTATATCACCAGATTGAAAACGTAAATTTGAACTTCTGGGGTAGCGTACCGACAAAGGGTTTGGAAATCAGAAAAATTCACACGGGTATTCCAAAGCTGATTGTCAATACACTCACAAATATTGTATTATCTGATTACAACGGGGTTGAATTTGAGAACGAAAAAATCGAACTCAATGAATACTGGGAAAAATTTCAGAATGAAAACGAATTCGATGAACTTTTAAAGAGAGCGTTCAAGCAGACTTTATATCTGGGTGACGGTTGCTTTAAATTTTCACTTGACCCAAACATTTCGGATTTGCCGATTGTGGAGTGGTATTCAGCAGACAGAGTTGAATACAAATACGAGCGTGGAAGATTGCGAGAAATTGTATTTGCAACGCAGATAGTGGCTGACAGCCATTCTACATACGTTTTAAGAGAGTTTTACGGTCGAGGATATATAAGGTATAGGCTCGAAAAGGACGGCGTAGAAGTGCCTTTAAATGCGTTAGAACGCTATGCTGAATTAACAGACGTTGTTTTTAGTGGAGACTTCATTATGGCTGTGCCAATGATGTTCTTTAAGTCAGAAAAATATGAGGGTCGAGGCGAAAGCATTTACGAGGGAAAAACAGATAATTTTGACAGTCTTGACGAATGCTGGTCACAATGGGTTGAAGCGTTGAGAGCTGGACGACCAAAGACGTACTTTCCAGAAATTGTAGCACCTCGTGACCCGAATACTGGTGCAATTATCAAGCCAAATAGTTTCGATAATAAGTTCGTTACGATCGGTACAAACCTCGACGAAAAGGCAACAAACAAAGTTGATGTTGAGCAGGTTGCAATTCCACACGACAGTTATTTGGCAACATATGTTACAGCATTGGATTTGTGCTTACAAGGAATTATTTCACCAAGCACACTCGGTATTGATATTAAGAAACTTGACAACGCAGAGGCACAGCGAGAAAAGGAAAAGACAACTTTATATACAAGACAGGCGTTGATTTCTGGTTTCAGAACAACACTTGAAAATGTTGTTGAAGTGTTGTTCAAGATTAAGGCGACACTCGAAAATATGGTCGTAGAAGAAATCGCAGTAAATGTAGATTTCGGAGAATATGCAACACCAAGTTTCGAAAGTGTTGTTGAAACAATGTCAAACCCTAACACACCGATGTCAATTGAGGCGAAAGTCGAGGAAATTTGGGGTAATTCAAAGGACGACGATTGGAAAAAGGAAGAAGTCGCACGAATAAAGGAACAGACGGGGGTCGCAATGCTTGACGAACCTGCGATGAACATTGATTATGGCAACGTATAAGAACAAAAATTATGATTTGGTCGAGGCTTTTCGAGTGATTGAGGACGAACTTATTTCGTCGATTTCAAGAAATCTTGAAAAGCACATCAAAGATGAAGAAACAGAGGGGTTCAACTGGTCGATGTGGCAGGTTGAACAGTTGAACGCTCTGAACGAATATAAAATACAATCTCAAAAGTTCTTTGACAATTATGTTGGATTGATGAACAGCGAACTTGATGCTATGTACTGGAATGAGTTTTACGACGCACGATTGAGTGAGGAACGAGATTTGCTTTTCACAATAAAAAATGGTTTTAAAGCTGACAAATCAGAAACCAACTTTTTTAAAGTGAATGAAAAGAAACTCAATTCTTTGATTGGTGCAACGAAATCCGATTTCAAGGACGCAACCAAAGCGATGTTAAGAACGTCTGCCGACGAATATAGAAAGATTATTTTTAATGCACAAGTCTACGCAAATACGGGGGCTGGTACGGTTCGTCAGGCAATTGATATGGCAACAAAAGATTTTCTCGCAAAGGGCATTAACTGTATTGAGTATAGCAACGGGGCAAAAGTCCCGATTGATAGTTACGCAGAAATGGCGTTACGAACAACAAATACGAGGGCTGTGTTACACGCAGAGGGTGGAGTTCGTAAAAATTGGAATGTTACGACAGTTTGCGTGACACCAAATTCAAGTGCTTGTCCTGTATGCTTGAAATGGGTCAATCAAATTTATATCGACGACGTTTGGAGTGGAGGAACGAAAAAGGACGGTAATTATCCGTTACTTTCAACAGCAATCGAGGGTGGTTTATATCACCCAAATTGTCGTGATAGTCACAGCACATACTACGAGGGCGTAAGCACAAAGCCAAAAGCTATGACGAAAGAGGAAAAGGCAGAGGCAGAAAGAGTTTACAAACTCACACAGCAACAGCGATATTGCGAGCGTAATGTTCGTAAGTATAAGCGAATGGCTGAATATTCCCTCGACGCTGATAACAAAGCGAAATATCAGAAACTTACAGATAAGTGGAATGACAATCTGAAATCTTTGGTAAAAAGCAATCCAGAATTGAGATTTAAAAGCGACAGGGTGAAGACATACGGTATTGACCTGAACAATTTAAAATGGTCGGACAGTCCAAATGCTATGAAACAAAAAGCGTTGAAAAAACTCGACGATAGTATGTCGCAGTTGGAGGTCAAAATTTATAGCAATATCTGGAAAGACGACGTTACTGTGAAAGATTATGCGAGTAAAAAAGGCTCTATACAGGCGAAAAAAGACTATTTCGAAAATAAATTGCTGTATGGTTACGACCAGAAATTTGCAGATTTGCTCGATGAATTGAATGAGTTTGAGAAAAACGGCAAACTTTATGAAACTTTACAAGACGAAAAGTTGAAACTCACAGCTACGAAGAAGAAAACGAAGAAGGTCGACGCTAATGCGTACGCCAAAGAAAGAAAAGACAATGCGTTGTGGTTTACGGGCAATGATAGACGAGAAAAAGCAGACGCAGTATTCAGACCCGAAACAGGTGAAGTCTGGAAACAGTTATCGAAAGAAGAAAAGTATGCTTTGTATGATTATACACACGGCTCTGGAAAATTTAACAGACCATTGTCTGGTTTCGAGGGTGGCTGGGACAATTGGAATTATAAAGGAATTGGAAAAGTTAACCTCGATTACGAGGGTGGTGCGAGCGAGATTAAAGCAATGACATCTGCCCTTGAAAAAACATCGTCAAAATCTGATAGGTGGTTACAGCGAGGTTGTGGCAACGAGGCTATGGACAGTTTCATAGGTGCTACAAATTCTGGAAAGTTTGGGAGAATGAGTGATAAAGAACTGCAATCCCTTGTCGGTCAAATGGGCGAAATTACAAGTTTTGTTTCTTGTGGTTCGGCAAAGGGTGACGGTTTCGATAGTGATGTTATTCTTAACATCTACTGTCCAAAAGGTACGAAATTGATGTATGCAGAGCCGTTTTCACATTATGGTCGCTCGCATGACTATTACAACTGGAACGGGGTTAGCGACCCACACGATTATGGTTTTGAACTTGAAACCATAATACAGCGAGGTTACAAATACAGAATTACAAAAGTCGAAAGGACGGGCTATAAAACATATATCGATATGGAATGTCTTATCGAACTTGGTAATAATTTTATTAAATAATGCCTGACGGGGCTTTAAATACGGGAAAATTACGTTATTTTAAACGGAGGTAAAATTATGAGTGAAGCAAACACAAACACACAGCAGATTGACAACAACGCAGACTGGAAGGCAGATATTCAGAAAGTTTTCGAGAAGTTGGATAACATTATCGAAAGTAAGTCACAGAGCGTTGCTCGTTCAGCCCTGCGTGACAATGGTTTTGAAGATGAAGAAATCAAAAACATCGTTAAGCAGTGGAGGGACGAAAAGAAGTCTAAAAACACAGAAAACGAGAGCAAGATTA